CAGTCCTCTTCTCCTCAGCCAGCTCTTGCGCCACGCGCTCCCTTTCAGATACAGTGTATGCCTGATTGACTTTCATTACCGCCTGCTGCTCGACCCCGGCGGCCATAGCTGTAGTATCTACACCCATAACTATCCCAGCGTCCCTCAGGTTCTCCTTAGCCTCGACTATATCATCTTCAGTTCCGGTAGCTACAGCCGCCTCTAATTCTTTAACGGCAGTTGCTATAGCCTGCTTCTCTGTTAGCTCTCTTGTTTCCTTTGCCTGAGCAGCGTCATACCTCTGCTGCTCTTGAAGACGACGCATGTTAGCCCCTGTCAAAGCGGCCTCATCCGTACGGCCCATCTTAGACTGCCAACTCATTAGCTTGGACTGTTCGTCCATATCGTCTGACGCGCCCCGAGGACGCGACATATTCTCTATGTTACGTCCAAGCTTACCACGGTAGGACTCACCCATGGAGCCTAGGGAAGCGCCCATTTGACCGAGCATCCCCCCTAAGTTTACTGACTGATCTGATCCACCCATAAGTTTCTCCTTAGCTTACGCCTATGAGCTGTTGCCACCAGTTGCCACCGTTGTCACCGATGCCACCGATAGCGCTCATGCCTGAGTTGAACATCTCGCCGTATAAGTTATTGGCTGCGACGTTCGCGTTTAAGTTAGCCTCAATACCACCAAGTCCAAGCTGTGCTGCATAGCCTGCACCAGTGAGCTGACCAGTCTGAGCCATGCTTGCATTGCCCTGTGCTAGCTGCTGTGCTGCCATCTGCTGGTTCATAGCATCCCACGAAGCTGCCTGTTGGCCTAAGCCTAGCTGCCCTTGAGCTGTTGCCATATTACCCTGCTGTGACGCTGACTGAGACATCTGATTGAATGCGTTCTGATTGATCTGCTGCTGGCTCTGACCTATTCCAGCCATTGCACCCTGCATCTGACCTTGAGCGTTCAAGCCTGCCTGATTGATCTGCTGCTGGTTCTGGTTGATTCCAGCCATCTCCGAGAGCGCACCTTGATTGATCTGCTGCTGACTCTGATTGATTCCAGCCATTGCCTGATTCATCTGACTTTGAGCGTTGATAGCTGATTGGTCAAGGCCTGCTTGGCTCTGTCCGGCTGAGGTCATAGAGTTACCTAGCTGACCCATAGCACTGTGTGCAGCCTGATTCAATCCCTGCTGACTCTGACCGGCTGAGGTCATAGCGTTGCCTAGCTGACCCATCTGGTTATAGGCCGCTTGGTTGATCTGCTGCTGATTCTGACCAGCAGACGTGATCTGGTTGTTGACGTTAGCCATTGAGTTGTAAGCAGCTTGATTCAATCCCTGTTGGCTCTGACCGAGTTGTGCTGCGGCGTTGCCGTACTGCTGTCGAGCGTTAGATGCCGCCATGCCCTGCTGTCCAAACATACTAGACATATTAGCTTGGTTCATCATCTCTTGCTGACCTTGGCCCATAGCTTGGAACGCTGCTTGGTTCTGAGCCTGTGCCTGCGCACGTGCTGTTGCTGCGTCTTCTGCTGTACCGCCGAACTGACTACCACGCACACCACCACGGCCCATAGCATGCTCACGAGCCTGCTGCTGTGCTGCTGCTGCGTCCAGTCCGGGCTGCTGCATAGCCATTGATCTGTTGTATATGTCCTGCTCGCGGCCTGCTGTGCTTTGCATGGCGTTCTGACCAGCAGTCATAGCGAAGTGTTGGTTAGCCCTCTGCTGCCCCTCTAGCCCAGCCTGCGACCCAGCCATGGCACTGAGGCCACCCTGTGTTGTGGCGTTCATGGAGGCATTAGCACCTAGCCCATCGGATGCTGCGTTCATGCCAGCAATGCCGCCCTGCGTTGTGCTGCTCATGGAGGCGTTAGCACCCAGTCCAGACATAGCATTGTTCATGCTGCCTAGACCCTGCTGAGTAGTAGAGTTCATGGTGGAGTTAGCGCCCAGTCCCTGCATAGCATTGTTCATGCTACCAAAGCCTTGCTGAGTCATGCCGTTAGGGCCTACCTGTCCACCCATCTGATTAGCAGCTGCATTCATGCCAGCCAGTGCGGTCAGCGTTCCGGGATTCATGGTAGAGTTAGCACCTAGTCCAGCCAGTGCGCCTTGCGTACCACCACTCATCATAGAGTTAGCACCAAGGCCAGCAGCTGCTGAACCCATGCCGCCTAATGCGCCAGCGGTTGTGCCATTCATTCCTGCATTGTTGGCGAGTCCTAACTGTGCTGCGTTGAATGCGTTACTAGCATTCCCGTAGCCAGTACCAGCTGCTCCCATGTTAGCTGTAGCGTTGCCAGCCATTGTTTGGTCTTGACCTACGCCGAGGATTGTAGTCCCATCGGCTTCAACAGTGGTCGTACCTAGACCAGTCTGTACACCATACCCCTGAAAGCCTGAGTCTGCCTGTAGCTGACCGGCCAGCTGACCCATCTGATCGGCAGAAGACTCCCCGAGGTCTCGCATATCTTCGGCCATTGCATAGCCGCCTGCGATGGAGCCTGCGCCCCCTATTAAATCCCAGATACCTGACATTAGTATATCCTTCCCATAGTTGTTTGGATTAGAATCTCTTGTATAGACAACGGATTGCCATTGATCTTGTTCTTGTGTCCTATTCGGATCACGTTGCCACTACCTTTGACGTTCTTCCTGTATCTAGTTATGCTAAAGGGTGCTGCTCCAAAGAGAGCTTTGCCGTACGCCGCATCCTCCTCTCCGAACAGTGCAGCTAAGTAGCCCTCAACATCGAACTTACTTGTGTTAGTCAAGTAGCCGTCAAACCCCCACTGCACCGTACCCTCTGATGTAGTCTTACGTGACACCAAGGTAATGGCGATCTTCTTCAAGAACTTAACTACACTTGAGTCGCCGAATGTCAGAGCTGTAGAGGCCCACTGAAAGAGATAGTCCCTTCCGTTGTACTGAGTGTAGCCGTCGTACTTCAAGAAGCCCTCGGCGTTGTTGGAGCCTAGTAGGATAGTTACTACTCCATCATCCTCTACGTACTCAATGCGATTGAATACACACTCAGTCCAGCGGGTCATCTTGTAGCCACCCGTAGCTGATGGTGCTCGCATCTCCATCACGTAAGCCTGCTGTCCTTCAGGGAACAGGCACACTGTTATGTCCTTATCAGGGAGATAAGCTAGTTGTATTGTTCTCTTGTCTTCTGTCTGCTTGATAACTTCCACTATGTCGTATCTTACGTTGTACGACAGGTCACCAATTGGTACTGACTTCTCTTGTATCGTACGGCCAAGCGATCGTATGCCTGTGTCGTCCACAAAGAGCACATCATTACCAGTGTTCACGACAGCATCCCTAGCTACAGAACCAATGTTCTTAATGGTGTCCTGTAGGAAGATACCGCCTGCTGCTGCTGGATCGCCTACGGCTGCGTTGGCAAACACAAGGATAGACTGCCGACCAAAGACCATTAGGAAGTTGTTGTGCGCCGCTAAGGCCATGATCCTGTCACCGCCGTTAGGCCAGTACTCGGATACGTCGATGATACCAGCTGTGTTGAATGTATCAGTAGGTGTCGCCTTACCGTCGTACCACTGTGTTGCTATCAGTAGGTCTGAGTAGTAGATCGTGTTGCGGTCTCCATTAACCCCTGAAACCCACAGTCTACCATATGCGCCTAAGCCCACATCACCGTCGATCTCAGCTGCGATAGTACCCGTGTCGTCCTGTGGTGGGATGTGTGAACCACCGAACAGTAGTTCAAGAGTTATACCGTCATACACCAAGGCGGGATTACCTAAGCTGAAGATGTATATCCTGTTGTTGAATGGAACGACCTCAGCGTGGTTCAATGCCTCAGGTACGGGGAGTACAGGTATATCCAGAGACCCTAGGATCTGCTGGTCGTCCACAACCACGTAATGATCTACAGACAGCTCAACATCATTAGCATCATACTGTATGTGCTCCATCACCCCGATGACATACATCTTATCGTCGATGACACCAGAGCCAGTCCTTAGTATTTCCTTGGTCTCCGATGCCGTGTTGGGGTTCGATATGAATGGTATGATGATTGCTTCAGTGTGCGTAGCGAAAGCCTCACGCGCTCCGATACGTCCGTTCTGGTCGATGACAGCGTTGTCCGCCTGCAAGCAGAAAGACGTATCCAGACCATAGGGGCTGTCTTCAGTGTTGATCCCTTGAAAGCCGGGAGCATCTATCTTAAGTACTTGCTGCGGTTGGGCCATTACGATACCTGCCAGATGTCATCTAAGTAGTTGAGTTCAGCATCCCGTGCTATAGCGTCGGACAGGTAGCCAGCTGCCATACCAAATATCTCAGCTGATGTTTGACCGCCTACCTCGCCGCGCTCTCGCACTGCTAAGGCGTACGCCAAGTACATCACAGGCTGAGCGGGGACTAACAGTATGTCGTTGTCCAGCTTCAGGTTGGGCTGCTTCTTGTGTCCGTCGAAGTATAGATCGTATGCTGCGTTAGGGGTGGGATGTAGAGTTACTTGCTTGTCGCCTGCGATGTCAGCACCTGATACAGCGTACCACTCAGGCTTAGCCTCAGCTGGACGTGCACGTGCTCGACTACGTAGCTCCTTGTTCTGCATCTCCCGTACATCTCTGCCGTTGCTGTCAGTGACGGACTCAAGGAACGTAATGTCCCTGCTGTCAGCCAGTGTGTACAATGCAGTGCCTGCTGTCGTAGTGACAGGCCATTCAGTGCGTAGAGCAGACCAGTTGTGTGCTGTCTCTACTGTGTTCTTGGCGTCGTTCACCAAGTCAGCAGCGAGGACTGCTACTACATCGTCCTCGCCTGCTAGGGTGGAGATAGAATCCTCACGCAAGCGCGTAAGGACTCCATTGACTAGCTCCAAGTATGTCATGATAGCATTCCTTTAGCTGTGTTAAGCGCCTTCTTCC